CAATCGGACTTCGTAGAATTTTAGTTAATGGAACTACATGTAGCCTAATATCCTCATCATGCTCATGTCTAGCTTCTTCTAGTAAAATAGATAATCCATTATTGTATTTTGTAATATACGGATGGTCAATTTGTTTATTACTACCTATGATAATCAACTTAGTAGTTTTTCCCATTCTAGTAATTACTTTTTGTAGCGAAGATTGAGAGTAGTTTTGCCCTTCATCTATAATTACTACTTCTTCATCTAATGTTCTACCTCTTAGACCAAGAGTAGTAAGTGATTTAATATTGTATTTAATTATAGCTTCAGCAATCTGTTCTTGAATAAAATCTTCAAATTCCTGACCTTTTCGTTTGTTATCTTTGTATCTATTTCTAATGATAGTACCTAAACTATCTTCTACAGGTCCAAAGAAAGGAGCATCTTTTTCCTCATTACCAGACCTAAATCCATTTTCTTCTGCTTTTTCTACATCATCTACTGATGTTCTTATATAAGTAATACCTTTAAACTCACCTCTTTTAACTAATTGAATAGCGTTAGAAAAGGCTGTTAAAGTCTTCTGTAATGTTCCATAGGAGTCGTTAGTTCCTATGAGCAGCTTTACCTGCATCTATATATTTCTATATAGCACTGACTATATCTTTATCTTACGTTGTTTATATGAACATTCTTTACACATTTTTGTAGATTTCATAATATTACTGTATGTATTTTCTGTGATATTTCCACAAGAACATTTACATACCAATTTAAATTTAGGATTCTTTAGTTCAATATCATACCTATAATCAATAACTAGTAAATCCCCTATAGAAGTTCCTATAAAGTTCTTCCATTTTTCTGCAGCTTTAGCATAAGCTATTTTAGCCATTGCTTTTCCGCCTTTACTTCTAACCTCATCTTGTCTTCCTTGTTTAGAAGAATGTATCATATTTTCAGTTTGTGTGCACCATTCAAGATTAGTAATATTATTATTTAATCCATTATTATCAATATGATTAATATAAGGTTTATTATCATCATTAGATAAAAAAGCTTCTGCTACAAGTCTATGAACAAGAAATCTTTTTACTTTTCCTTGTTTAGATAACGTAACTCTACAATATTGTGTATTTTTTCTTGTATCAATTTCTGGTTTTAATAATCGCTCACGATTACCATTCCCATCGCCTTTAGGTAATGATTTAACATTTCCTTTATTTGATACTTGATAAAGGCCTTCATAGCCTTTTATATCTTTAAATATTTCATTCATTTAGTCTTTCCTTTTTCTTTTATATCTTATATTGTATTATAATTAAAAAGGAAAGTCAAGTAAGATATCTCCCATTTCCAGACACTTGTCTGTACTTCCTTTCGGAATAGTCGATGAACGTTCACCCGTACGGTGCTTCGCTGCTGATTGCCTAATCTGTCAGATTTTTTAACATTCACGCTTACTTTTTCAAATTACGTTGTAGTTCTGATAGCTTAAAGGGTTTCCAGCAATTAGAGAGATTATCTGATGTACTTCACAGTACTCAGGGGCTTTATTACAAACCCGTACCTGCTGAAGCTTCGCATAAAATAATATCTATATTTGGATTTTGGATTGCTCTTGTTAAAAATAACTGTCCAGTATTTTTAGGTGATATATCTTGTCTACGTAATTCTTTTTCTGTATCTTTACCTAGTATATCTATATAACCATTTCTAGTATTAGCGAGTTTTACTTGTCCTGTAGTTTCATCAGAAAATATATAATTATAATTTTCTACTTTGTGTTCAGGATCTACCTCAATAATTAACTTATTATGTAGATTATTAAAAATATCTGATGGTATTGATAATTTCTTAGTAAATTCAGTTTTATCTGTATTCACTAATTTTAAATCAATTACATTTAAACCGAAAGCCCTAGCTCTTTTACCACACATAATATCATTAGTCATAAAAGTTACGTTACCGTAAAGAGTTGCATAAATTTTTGCTATATAAATTATTCTACTATCATTTTCTGAAGTAGCAAACTTAGGATACTGTTCACATGATACAGTTTCTATTCTAATATTACTTTCTATAGTACTAGGGACTATTGTTATACTTGTATTTTCGTCAACATTAACTTTTTGCGTAGGAAGAGTAACTTCTTTAGTTAGTATTCTTCCAAATTCTCTTACTTGATAACGAAGATTAGGATCAATAGATGACTTTTTAGATTCTACTTCATCTAATACAGTTTCAGGAAGGACTAGAGTATAATCCTTACCTAATGTTAAGATATTGTTAGCGTCTAAAAGGATAATATTTGTATCTATTACAAGATATGGTTTCATATTAACCTTCTTGCCCTATTTCGATATTAGGAATTTTTGATAGGAATTCTTCACGATTTTTCCAACGTTCTATCACTTCATCTGCATTTAGCCATACTTCTTTATCTCTAGTAGAAATATCATTTAGTTCATGTTCAGTTAAGAATCCTGCATAAATTTCGGCAGCTGCTCTTGTAAATTCTTTATCGGTAAAGTTTACATATTCTTTAACCTGAGCTCCACCACCTTCAGCACCATGAGAATAGTTATGACACATGAACGAAGTATATGGTGCTACTTCAATCGTATCACAATACATCGTAATAATAGTAGCTGCAGATGCAACAAATCCAGTTACAATACCATGAATTGTCGCTTTAGATTTATTCATTGCATCAGCAACCATAAATGCTGTATCTGAACTACCTCCTGGGTTATTAATAATGAAGTAGAATTTATCATGTTCTTGTGCATTCAATAATAGCATACAAAGTTCATTATAAGATGATGGTCCAGCAATTGCTTCTGTCAAGTATACATTTGTAACTCTCCCATCAGTAGAACGTACAATAGGTACATAATTGTCGAATACAGTTGTTTTATCTTTTGGTAATTGGATTTGAAATTCCATTATTTTTCCTTATGTATTTTTTCCGTGTAGAATATCTACAACTAGTTGTGCATAACCGGCAATATCTTTCCATGAGTCATCATAGTAAGGATCTCCATTAGCTATACGACCTAATTTATGGCAAATCATGATAATTGATTCCATCATATATGGAGGTATTTGTTCTCCATTAGAATGAGTTTTAATATAATGATTCATAAAAGTTGCTCTAAGAGCATTTGAGATTTCTGCATGATCTTTAAAATGACCATACCTATCTCCACGTTCTTTTAGTATTTCTTCAGTAGTTGCAGAAGTACTTTCACCAGCGTCATTTTGCGTTATTTTTGAATGTCTTTTTAAAGATTCAAATTCATTTTCATTCATTTTTTTCCTTTATAGAGTGCTTACCCACCACAGGCAATACACTCTTCTTTTTCTATTTGATAAGTAGATTCTTCATTAAGACTATGTATATAGTATAATGAATGAATAAATTCATCTTCAAAAGCGATATTGTGTAATCTAGAAATCTCTTCTTCAGTTTCTTCTTTTTTAAAGTATAGATTAAGAGATTGTCCTTGACCACCACCACCTTCACTCATAATTTTTTGTCTATGTGAACCCATAAGTAATATAGTTTCTTGGTTTATTTCAAATGCAGTCCTAAAGACTTTTTTCTCATGGTCTGTTAACCAATCTTCTCCATAAACTGAACCTTGAGCTTCTGCAATTCTAGCCATAACTTCTTTAGTATATTTTCCTCGTTCTTTCATTAAATCTAAAAGAACAGGATTAATACGATATACAGTTCCACCTGCAGTATCTTGTTCATAGACATTTGCAAATACTGGATTAATACCTTCAGATACTCCACCCATATGAATTGCAGTAGACTTAGTTGGAGGAAAAGATAATCTATGAGAAAATCTTTCCCCATAACCTTTCATCCATTCTGGTTCACCTACTTCTTTTGCTAACATTTTTGAAGCTGCAAGAGTTTCTCTATCTAATTCTTTAGTAAGTTGTTGATTAAATAGGATTGAATTGAAATCACCAAAAATCCAATTTTTCATTTGATAGTATGTAGATAAACCAAGTTGTCCTAATCCAATTGCTCTGGATTTTTCAGTAAAAGCTATAATTCTTTCAAATCCAGGTTCTTTTTTAGCTTTAATGAGCATATCAGATATTACAGCATCTAAAAATACTGTAGCAATTTGGATAGCATAAGTATCTTTCCATTCATCATATTTACTAATATTCATTGAAGATAATACACAAGTAAATGAATGATCTTCATCTGACATAAGTGCAATTTCTGCACAGAGATTAGAATGGCGTACTTTAAATCCTTTATCTACATATACTTTAGGTCTATAACGATTCACCTTATCTAAGAAAAACCAATATCCCTTTCCTTTTACCATTTTAGTACGAAGCATTTTTTTCCAGATATAGTCAGCTCTATTAAGATCTTTGTTAAATAGTTCTTTATACTCATCGGTTAAATTCCAACCTATATTCCAACCATCATCATCTGCAATAATTTGATCACATACTTCATCAAAGTCTGGATGTAGTACATTTAGATATTGCCCTATAGATCCTCTTCTAGAAGATCCTTGAGATACATCTTTCATATCTTGGACTACACCTGCTGCTGGTTGCATAATACCATTAGCTGTACCACCTGTAGATATAGGTGCACCTCTATGTCTAATTGGATCTAGTGACCAAGAAGTACCATAACCTCTTTGAGTTAATTTAGCAATCTCTTTCCTAGCTTCATAGAATGAATCAATAGAGTCTCCTACGTATGTACCAGAACATGATATTGGATGTCCTCTACTATTACCCATATTGGTGAGTACAGTAGTTGAAGGTGATAACCACCCATTCCACATAATATCAAAGAATGCATCATACCAAGTATCATATCCATAATAGTCTGGAATCTTGAAATTTGTTAATTCAGATGCCCTATATGCAATTCTATTAAACATATCAAATGGTGTTTCAGCTGTATTAAGATAATTTTTTTCTGTTACTAATTGATACCCAGCTGTTGTATACCATTCTGGTGCTAGACCATCTGTTTGAAGTTGTTTCCTTTTAAATGATAATTTCTCGTATTTAGTTATATTAGTTTTCATCATTTTCCTTCATAAATGGTAATCTACTGAAACTATCAAATTTCCAAGACCTACTATATTGATTTGTAATACCTGCAAAGAAATCATGTACTTTAATTGATTTAGTTCCTTTATAGAACCAATCTCCAATAGGATTAGCTTCAACTTTATATTCAGGATTATATCCTAGTAACTCTAAAGTATCATTTGCTCTTGACCTAATAAAAAGTTTTAATTGACTACCAGTAATATCATTAATTGCAATATCTCCACTAAATACATAATCTATAACAGAATCCTCATGCTCTACTACTTCTCGTAGAACTTTTCTAATATCAGATTCACGTTTAGCATAATCTACTGCCCAATGAGCTTTCATTTCTTCAGCTTGAACAGTTCTAAATAGAAATGAAGCAAATTCTCCATGAAGTTGTTCATCTTGAACTACGAAGTCTACTCCAGTAATTGTATTTTTAATTAAGTTATGTCCATTCGACTGAAATGATTTGAGCATGGCAAAGTTACTAAATAATAATACTTGTTCAATCATAGCTACAGTAGCTAATGATAATGGTTTATCTGCATCTAGATTAGCTGTAATTTTTTGTAAAAATTCAAGTTTTGATTTTAGTACATTAATAGTTTGTTGATTTTTTGCAATTTCTTCTGGCTCGATATGTAGTTCATCCGACATTTTTTGATAAAAGAATGCATGTACTGATTTCTCCATACGAGCAATTTCTGCACAAGCTCCTTCAATTTCTGAATGTGGATACCAACTTGCAATTTTTTCCCATACTTCTCCAACTTTTTGCTCTATTTCTACAAATAGTTGTAAAGTAATTGTTACTAGGTTTAATTGTTGGTCTGCTAGTACATGTCTATAATCATGTACATCTTTATCTACTGGGATTTCTTGTGCAGTCCATCCGATATCTTGCTGTCGTTCCATAATTCGTTTTGCTGTAGGATATAGATATAATCCAAAAAGAGGATTATGAGTTTCTATAGGTAGTTTTTTCATTGTATTCTCCATTTCTAAAACCACCATTTTAGCTGTTTTCAGCTTTAGAAAAAATAAAATTTTCTTTTAAATCTTTCATTGCATAGGCTAAATCTTGAATCTCTTTTTGTGCATGCTTATCACAACGTAGTTTATAAAAAACCTCTAGCTGTTTAGGTTGCCATGCAGACCATACAGTTGTATACATCGCTTGTGGAAGAATACGTCTAGCTTCTTCAGGTTTAATACCAGATTCAATTGCTTTATTGTAAAACTCAAGATTTAAACTAACTAATCTATTTATATCTAGTCTTGTTTTATAATCTTCGTCATCACTATCATCTAAAGCGATTTCAGGATTTTCCATTTTAGGTGAAATATAAAATTCAAATTCAGCACGTTTACCTGATACATATCTACGTGATAGTTCTTGCCAAGATGCTCTATGGCGCATAAATTGTCGAGTAGT